GTGTAGGGGGCGTCGTCGAGTAGCCAGACGTTCCTTGTCAGCACCGCGTTTGCCCGCAACCGGGGCAGCGTCAGCAGCTCAAGCGGCTCTTCGTAGCCGGGGAGAAAGACGACGCGCTTCGCCTGGGCCATAAGCCAGGCAAGCAGCGTACTCTTGCCGGCCCCGGGCTCGCCCACCACGAGGGTGAGGAGTGAGCGGGGGAACCACGGTTCGCACAGCCATTCGACGCGCTTTCTCACTGCGACTTGGCTTGCGGGGCGGCCCCGCGGGCGCCGGCCTGATGCACCCGGCGCCAGCCAGCGGGGAACGCCCCCGCGGCTCATTGAAAGTCACCACGCGCGGCGGCCATCGAACTCGACGGCCAGTTTCTTCTGCCAGCCGGGAAGCCCCCCCCGCTTCTTCTTCTTGCCAGGCGATGCGCCAGGCGCTTCCTCGAACCTCAGCGTCGCCAACGTCTGCCGCCAGGTCGGCTCGCTCCTGGTTGAAATCGAAACATCGTCCAAACGTTCCACGCGATGGATCACGTCGCGATGTCCGCTCTGAGAGCGGCGGTCGCTCCCCCGAGGGACCGAAAAGCTGCACCCCAGCACCCGCCCCTGATGCCAGCGCTTCACCAGCTTCCGGCCGTGGTCGTTGTCTGGGATGGCCAGCTCGAACCGCAAGCCGCCCGAATCGGCCCAGAGGCGAAGGCCCTGGCCCTCGACGGCCAGGACCCGGCCGAAGTCGTGGTCAAGGACTGCCGGCACCCCCAGCAAGAGCGCGTGATCGAACGCCCCGCGTTGGATGACCACGGTGCGGCCGTCGCGCTGGCCGTCGAGGTCGCACATCGCCACGTAGCCGGACAGCGTTCCGAGCGACATGTCAGCCCCCTCGCCGCTTGAAGAACTTGCGCATCGCCTTCACGCTCCGCCGCGCTTCCTTGACCTCGCGGACGATGTCGCGGGGCAGGCCACGCCGCGCTTGCTCGACCAGGGCGACCAGGTCCAGCGTGGACAGGCCGCGGGCGCTGTTGGCCTGCGCTGCTGCGCCGGCCGCGCCGGCTGTCCCGGCCTGAGCTGACGAGCCGGAGTAGGCGGGAAAACAAACCGGACCAACATCAAACAATTGAACCGAGGTCAGCTCGCGGACGTACATCTTGCCCTCGCGGGACATCCGCACCCCGTCGGGGTAGGGCAGGAAGCTGAACGAACTGCCGGTCACGTCGCCGCGCCTGATCAACTCCATGACATCCCGGCCGGCCTGAGTGTTGGGCATCTTGATTCGGTATCGCAAGCCGGTGTCGTCTACCATGAGGGCCATCGTCTGGGCTCCCGTTCGCCCTAACAGGAACCCGACATCATGATTGAATAGTCCGCGCACGTCGCACTCGCGGCAGGCCCGGTCGAAGGCCGTGGGAAGCACTCTTTCCACTAGATCATCGTAGAGCCGGAACTCCGTGCCCGGGTCGCCGGCCCGCCAGAATGGGGCAGCAATGCCGGTGACGTAGGGCGGTTCGGTGCCGACGCGCCGTTCGACCCGAACCCGGCCACTCGGCCCGCCGGACGTGAATCGGCGCTCTGGCTGACGCTCCATCGGCTCACCTCCGTTCGATCGCCGCGCCCTCAGGGGCACGAGCGGCCTGGGCCGCGCCGAGGGCCTCGGCCTGCTCCTTGATGGTCCGATCCTCGACCGCCAGGGCGAATGCTTCGGCCCGCTGCGCGGCCTTGTCGGTGATGTGGGGCAGCGCTGCCATCCGCTCTTCGTAGGCATCACGCCGGCGCTGGAGGTCGTCGGCGGCGCGGCCGAGAATCTCAGCTCGCTTGCCACGCCGGGCGTCGGCCGTGGCCCGCTCTGCTTCGTGGAATGCCCTGGACATGGCGTCTCCTCAACGGCTGTTGTCGCGCCGGCTCGCCTCGCGGTAGTGCCGGTTGGCCTCGTTGTCGTATTCCGGTGTGTGATTCCCCCACCGCGGCGCAGCCGCCTCGGCGGCCTTCAGGGCCTGCTCCAGCATGCCGGCGGCACGTGCAGCGACGTTGTGCGCCACGCTCAGCCTGGTCGCCTCGCCCTGCGCGCCCTCCAGCAGGGCGAGAACTTCCACCTCGCAACCGGCGGCCTGGGCAGCCAGCTCCTCCAGCAGCGCGCTCCACCTTTGCCTCAGCCGGTCCCGTTCGTCTCGCCGGGCCCGCAAGCGCTGGCGAAGTCCTTCGATCTCGTTCGATGTGGCCACTGCCTGTTCCCCTCCACTTGCCTTGTGGTCGCGTCCACCGCGACCCTGATCGTGCCCGGTGCCCTTCTCAGCTCCTCTGCCTGGCCTGTATCCCCGTCTGCTGCACCTGTGGCGCGTCAACCTTGATGCGCGCCCTGGCCACCGGCGTGAAGCCAAACTGCACGGCGACCGCAAGGAGCCGCTGGGCCGCGCTGTCGCGCAACCGCGCCACCGGCGAGCGGGCCAGGTCGCCATTGGCCCGCTTGACGAGGGGCCCGTGCTGAGCGATCAGGGTTGCCGCCTGGGCGAAGTCGGCCCAGGCATCGCACCAGACCGCCAGGAGCGCCCGGTCCACCGAGGCGAGGATGCCCGCCGCTTCGAGCGCCTTGACCTGACGCTTCCATTCGGCCTTCGCTTCCTTGCCCAGCCATGCCGGGCAAGTCGGCCGGGTGGCGGGGAACTGGACCTGTTCGCCGAGGGCACCGTGCCGGTCCTTGCGGAACGTGCCGTGCAGGATGTGCAACCCCGTTGGCTTGCGTGGGCGACCTGCTGGCATGTCCTACCCCCCTTGTCCCTGAACGAAAAGCCTGAGTTTTGACATGCGAAATGCGTGCGTAAACATGCGGTCCCTGGCCGGCCAAACGGTAGAAAATCGGCCCCCTACCCCCGGGGCTCTGCCTGCTCGGCCAGCAGCGCGCGGGCACGCTCAACGTCCGCCGAGGTCAACGCGCGGAAGATGCCCACGCGTCGGGCCGGCTCAGGCAGCCGCTTCGTGCGGTAGAGATGCTGCAACCGCCAGGTCGCCACGCCGAGGAACTGGGCGGCCTGACCGACGGTCCACAGCTTGCCCTCGGCCTGCTCGACGTTGGCGCTCATGCGTTCTCCTGTCCTGTGTCCCGTGGATCGCGGAGTGATCTCTTGTTCACATTATACTCCTCGCGACAGTGGGTCAGCGGTCCCTGCCACGGGGGTGTCGCCCGACCGGCAGAACGACCTTGTCGCCGCACTCGCGCATGCCCAGCAGGAACGCCCAGCACTGGTCTTCGCTGCCTTCGACGACCAGGCACCAACGCGCGCGGCGGGTCGGCGCCTTGTACCATCCCTGGGCCGCGGGCGAGGATGGCGGGGGCAGCGTGGGCTTGCTCACAGTTGCAGCGCCTCCTTGAGCATCTCGTGGGCTTCGTTGCATACCACCATGTCCCGATCGCTGCCGCCGCGATCAGGATGGAACCGCTTGGCCAGGCTGCGGAACCACGCCTCTACGTTGGCGGCGAGCTGGGCGGGAGCAGCGCACCGACACGGCCGCCGACTGATCGACAGACGGCGGCCCAGCTCCTCGCGAACAGCGTCGCGAAGGTCCGGCGGCGCGCTGGAGGCCTCGTAGATCCAGGCCAGGTAGCCGGCGGGAATGTCCTCCAGCAGCTCGCCGGCATACTTGCCCCAGGGCATCCGAATTTGCATGATGGGCTTTCACCTCCCTCGACGGGCCGGGGTGGGGGGATGTTCCTCCCAGCGAGCGAGCAGGTTGCGGACCTGGTCAGGTGCAGTCAGCAACTCGGGGTTGCCCTCGGCCCGCCAGGCGTGCAGTGCCTCCCGGGCGATGGTCAGGACACCCGCCCGGCCGGGGACGTTACGGTGCCGAGGCTCGGCCTGGTCGATCAATGCCAGCGCCTCGGCCTGGGCGTGGTCGTGGCGCTCGACCAGGGCCAGCAGCTCCGCCTTGTGAGCACTCAGCTCGGCGAGGTCTGCCGCGGACAACCTCCCGGCCGGGGAATCCAGGCGCAGCCGGCCACCAGCGGTCGTGACGGACACCCCACGGGCGACAAGGGTGGCGAGCAGTGACGATGCGTCGGTCACAGGATGAACTCCTCCCTTCCGTCCGCGGCCGCGCGAGGCGGAGATGGCGGAGATGGCGGAGATGATTCTCCCCCTGGCACTTTTTCTTTTTTCTCTTCTTGAGCTTGCTCTTCCGCGTAAGAAGAGGGGGAATCATGTCCGCCATCTCCGCCATCTCCGCCGGAAGAGTTCTCTTGAGCTTGCTCTTCCGCGCAAGAGTAGGGGGAACCATGTCCGCCATCTCCGCCATCTCCGCCAGAGGGTGTCTTCTGCACCTCCTCGACCCACCAGAGCGACCGTCCGGCGTGGATGTCCTTCGTGGCGCGTAGCCGCCAGGCCCCTGCCACCCGCCCCCGGGCGGCACGGAGCCGGTAGGCCAGGGTTCGGGTATCAGGCAGCTCGTTGCCGTCCTTCGCCCAGTCGGCCAGCGCCTCGCCCAGGCCCGAATGGGTACTTGGTTCGCGCTTGACCAGGTCCAGGGCCTCCTTCGCAGCGTGGCCCTTACCCTGGCCCTCGGGCAGCTTGGCCCAGCCGGCGAGGACGGCGGTCAGGGTGCCGGCGTCCTGGCGACTGTCCGCCGTGATCGCTTCCCGGGCGGCGCAGGGGTCCAGACCCGTCGCCCAGTGGATTGCCTGGCGCACGACGGCGCCCCAGGACTCATAGCTGCCGTAGTGGGGCAGCTCGGCCGACGGCCGCCCGGCCAGGACATGGGCGCGAAGCATCGTCAGCACGGCGACCACCAGCGCCGGCCGGTGCTCAACGACGTAGCGGGGAAGATCCGGGATGCGGTAGTCGCCGCGCTCCTCCGGTCGCTCGCAGTCCGGTTCCAGCCGGCAGGGCAACACCCGCCGGTGTGTATCGCCCCTGAGCAACAGGTTGTTGCCGGTCGCCAGCCAGATCGTCCGCATGGGCAGCTCTGCCGTCCGCTTGCTTTCGCCCAGGATGCGACCTTTCCAGGTCCTCGACGTTAAGGCTTCATCCAGGGCCGCGCAACCCAGCACGCCAGAGGCGTTGTCCAGCAGCACCAGCGGTTCGGCCTCGATGGCGATGGCGGTGATTGCCTTGCGGACCTCTTCGTTGTCCGTGGACAGCTCGGAGGTAGGCGGGTGTCGCCCCGTGGCGATGAGCCCCACCAGGGAAGCGAGTAGCGTCTTGCCACTACCGGCAGCGGCAGCCTCGAACAGGAACAGCGGGCAGGGCCCATCGATGGCGGGGCGCGCGATGATGGTGAGCACAGCCGCCAGCCAGGTAGCCCGGTGCGGTCCATCGACGAAGGGGAACTCAGCGACCAGGTCGAGGAGAACGCCCGCGGCCCGCCTGGCGTCCTCCTGCGTCGGGGTGGTTGGGACGGGCGGGAATTCGATGCTGGGCGAGTAGAGCAAGCCCGTCACCGCATCGTGCCCGGGTACGTCCACGAGTGAACCATCAGGCCGGATCGTGGGGCACTCGGTCACTCCAGCCAGACAGCGGACGTTCGGGTAGACCGCTCGGTGTGCAACGCCCTTGACAGCCCAGAACGGAGGTAGCGCCGGCTTGAACTCCACATCCTCGTTCCCGCCATCGTTATCCTTCTCTCCTTCGCCATTGCCTTCCCCGGCGTCCTTCGACTTGCCGATCTTCCACCAGTCAGCGCAGCGCGTCAGCAACTCCAGGAGCGTCGCCTCGGCGATGAGCATGATGCGCGGCGTTCCCGGACTGCGCTGGATGTATCTGTCCGGTTGTCCGTCCACCAGGCGCACGACGCGCACGAGCTGCCCGCCGCGCTGATAGAGGTCGGGGTTGCCGGCCAGGGCAGCCACGGCCTCATCGATCACCTCGTGCGCCTGGGTGGTGATGATGATGTCGCGGCCCGTTGGCGCCGGCTGTGCTGGCCCGGGCTGGTCATTGGCAGGCGGCGTTCCGCCTGGGGCTTCGGGGCCCGGCTGCCCGTTCACCGTGGCCTGGCCGCCCGGGGCGCGATGCGGCCGGCGGCGCCTGCTCCTGGGCTCGTACACCTCCTGGCAGTGCTCGACGGCCCAGGCAATCGTCGTCTGGCGGTAGTCGGGACGGCCTGCCCACTTGCCGCGCTGCCCCAGCGCCGAGTCGTTCATCAGCCGCTCGATGCGGGACGGGTCGCGGCCGGTCCAGAACGCCAGCCGGATGCACAGCGCAGCGTCGGCCTCGCTGGCGGACTTGTAGCCGGTCGTGTTGCCATCCCACAACCCGCGGAAGAGCGCCCCGTTCCTGGCGTTCATCGCCTTGTCGAGGAGCTGGCGGTCGTCAAGGTCAACGGGCTGTGCAGGGCGGGGCGGTACCGGGCCCGGTGCGGCCGCGGCCAGGGCCTCGAACGCCGAGAAGGGGTAGCGCCGCGCGGGATCACACTCGGCCACCTCGCACGGCCGCGGCGGGCGACCGTTGCGCTCGTCCTTCCGATTGAAGGTCCCAGGTAAGCGCATGAGCCGGGGTAGGTCGATGGTGTGATCCCCGCCGATCCGGGCCGCCAGACCGCGCAGGGTAGCCTGGATGGTCAGCCCCTTCGCGCTGATGCCGGGGAACTCGGGATTGGGCCAGCGCGAGTCAAGGCCCGTGGCGGGATCGGTGAGATGACGGTAGCACTTCGTCCCGTCCTCAAGGGTGATGTACTGTCGTGGCCGCTGGCCCTTCTGCACCCACTCCTTCATCACCTGTGGCGGGTCGCCCACGTCATCGATGAGGTAGGGCTCGGCGAGCAGCCAATACAGATGTGTGCCGCCTCCCGATCGAACCGTGAGGGTCGCAGGGGCAAGCCGCGCATCGGCGACCCGCTGGTGGGCCTGCTCGACGGCGCAATCATCGAGGTCGGCCCACAGGCAACGCACGGTGCGGATCTGGAATGCCAGGTCGTAGCCGCGGCTACCGTGCCGAGGACAAACACCATAGAAGATGTTCGCCCTCTCCTTCTCGGCCAGAGAGCAGATGGCCGGGTGTGAGTTCCACTTGAGGCTGAAGGCGTCGCGGTGGCGCTCCTCGACGAAGCGGCTGTGCTTCTGGCCGTCCTGGGTCCACGTCTCGATGAGGCGGACGGTGATGCGATCCGTGCTCTGGAAGATCGTCTCCAGCAGAGTCGTCCAGGGCGCCGTCTTCGTCTGCTCATTGCCTTTGGAGGCTTTCGACTGTATCATCTGGTTAGTTCATGGGTTCCGGTGGGCCTGGTGCGTGGTGGGCGCCAGGCCCGCCTCGTTTTCAGGTCAGGGGTTCGGGGGTCAGCGGGGCCGCCGCACGGGGCGGTCGTCGCGCGCGGAAGCCTCGCCGGCCAGGAGTTGCTCCAGC